CACCTTTGGATAGCCATTCTCTAACTACATCGGGACTGCCCCAACTGCCCGGTGGTGCTTTGTCCATTAACCATCGAATAGTATCTGGCAATCTTTGTTTATTCCAATGATCGGCACAGAGAACAGCATGAGTCAAATCATTGCAGAGCACAGCCATTCCAAAACTACCGGGTTCGAATCCGTAGTCAAAATATCGTTGAAATGCTTCTTGCATATCTACTGTCATATCGTAATCTTCACCCATTAGATATCTCCTTCTCTTTCTCTACGAGCTCTACGCTCTGCGGCCAGTGTAAAAACTTTTTCGTTGTCGTTGGTCCACTCTACTGTCTTGGGGAGAATGATCCCAAACTCGGTCGTATGACCGTTGATAGTGTGGGGCTCATTCTCGTCATAGGTCCAGCCTAGTGCCTTCATCATACGATGCTTGACCAGTAGGTTAGGGCTACGAAATGCTTCTGTATCACGGAAGCCCATCATAACACCAACTTCACAGACAGCACCAGAGCGACAAACACCTGCGTGACAGTGGACAACTACGTTCATACGATTTTCAAATGCGTGTTGTAGCAGTCGAACAAGCTCGTTGGCCTGCTCTTGGCTGCAACGCATAGCCTCGTCCAAAACGTGATCCTTTTCTTCAACGTCTAGAAACTGGAATTGATGGATTTCTTTGAACTTGTAGCTAGGGGTAGGAAAATCGCCAGGAGGGTCACAGATCTGAATCAGCATAGAGTTGACACCCGCATCAATGTGATGACCTCGCTTAACATCGCTGAGTGCTACGTTTTGAATCCACGGTGCCATAGCACTCTCCTTTTATAATCTATATGTCACACGCCCTTTGCTTAAATCATAAGCACTGACTTCAACTTTAACCCTGTCTCCAAGAATAATTTTAATCTTGTGCTGTTTAAGTTTTCCTCCAGTATAACAGGTAATAATGCTCTGCATATTATCGATTTTTACTCGATACATACTACCAGGCAATACTTCGTCTACTGTGCCAGTTAACTCAATTAAATCATTCTTTGACATATCTTCTTTTATACCAAGTGTAACGATCACCGTTAGGTAATCTTCCATTTTCTATGCTTGCAGAACCAAATGTTCCTACAAGTTCCATACCACCACCGTTTATAGTAACTGGTATTCCTAAAGCTGTGGCAAACGCCAACGCTGCTGATAGATCTTTTACTTCTTCCACACAGCCTCTACCCGCTGTGTCTTTCCATTCTATTTTATACATACTGCTATTATATATCCAATGTGTGTGTTTGTCAAGTGGTGCTCCAGCCAAGAATTGAACTTGGAATTCTATCTTACCAAGATAGTGTAATACCATTTTACTACAGGAGCGATTTGGCCCGGCTAGCAGGAATCGAACCCACATTCACTCTTTAGAAGAGAGTTGTATTCTCCATTATACGATAGCCAGAATTATAACCAACGGCGACCGAATAACCAACGCTCGGCCATCTTATATCTGTATTTGAGACTTTTTCGCGGAACGAAATTTTTTGAAGCTAGACATGCTTCAGTGATGTGTTTTAAATCTTTAGAATATTCAATATGCTCTAGATTTATTTTTTCTTCTGTTTTAAATTTAACAGCAAATAAAGGATCACCTCTTTTTAAATGTAAAGGTTGATCTAAATCAATTATTTCAAATGTAAAATCTACTGGTCTTATCCATTTATGGATATTCATAGTTCCCGGAATCATTCTTATGTTACGAGTTAACTCTGTGTGAAGTATCGGAACATCTAACGATTCTATTTCTACATCTTGATCTGCGACGAACAGATAGTTGATGCGCATCGTAACACAAGATCCTACAATCTTATTATTTCTAACGATAGGAAATCTAGGAAAGAATGTTTGGTTATACCAATCTTGTCCTAGCCTATCAGTTTGATACATGTCTGCTGTGCGATCATATGAGATAGTAACATCATACGGACACTTAATTACAAACATATTTGAAAAATAGTCCGACACTGCCGGACACATCAGATAATCGGAATCTTTCCTTTGATCTCTGATAATTGGCCAAATCGGTTCTGGTGTTTCATACACAAGGTCTTTCCACTGACTGTGTTCAGCGTGTTTAGGATCTGTATATATTGTCCAACCTATTCTCATTGATATTCAACGTCCACTGCTAGAATAAATCTATATTGATTGCTCTGAACTATTCCTGGCCTGTGCCAAGTATCACTAGGGTAGATTATCCAATGTCCGTCATTTGGTCGAACATAAAATTTACCATCTCCTTGAACACCATTTGGCGCTATCTCTGTTCCGCAATAATCTCTATCTTTTACATCATTAGGAATATGCAAATAGAATATTCCACTTAGCATTTTGGAATCGGGATGTTGTGGATGCCAGTGGTGATGCCACAGTTTTTCACGATCTTCGGCACCCTCAAGATTTGTCATGAAACTCCAAGCCATCATGTTTGATACCTTGGCTTCTCTTCCCAAATACATGAATGCAGAAAATAAAAAGCTCATCCTATATTTTAACCATACTGGTTCAGGACGAGCGAATATATTTTCTTTGGTTTGAAATTTTGGACTATTAGTAAAATAATTACCGTCAGCAATGATTGATTTAATAATGCCTATGGCGGTGTCATTGTCAGACTGTGTAATTACAGAACTAAAATTAAATTTTCTAACTAGATCGTTTTCTTCTATAACTGGTAGCATATTATTTGGAGCGGGAGACGAGGTTCGAACTCGCGACATCTTGCTTGGAAGGCAAGTGCTCTACCAACTGAGCTACTCCCGCATAAAACTAATTATCTGAATATTGATAGTAATAATGAAGTCTTGGTTTGAGGCGTTGCTCAGGCCGCCCAGACATTACAGCGTCTGCTTCTATAGTCCAGCCCAACATGGAATCCGTCACCGCTCAATCCCTTTACTCTGTAAAAAGCCGTTGATCATATTGCAGCCAACAATGCACCTACGATGCACCAACTTTGCAGTCCCACCCGCTCGGTATCGCCTTTCGGTCGTTGATCGGATCTCATACTACTATCAATAACTTGGTTGCAGAGGCAGGATTCGAACCTGCGATTCCCGGCTTATGAGACCGGACGGATAGACCTCTTCCATACTCTGCGATAGCCATTACAGCAAAGCTTCTTCTTGCAGAAGTTTTACTGTATCCTCGGTTAGAGGAATTTCTGTCTTGATATTGAGCTCAAGAATTTCATCATTGAGCTTTTGTTTTTGCTTTTTCAGATTAAGGATTTCTGCCTTGGCCTGATCGATCTGCTCTTGACTAACCACTGTGGTGCTTACAGTGTCACCGTAGCCATAGATACGACTACGTGCTTCGTCTTTCAAATTCTTGATCTTTTCAAGTTTACCTTGAATCACACCAATGTCGGTGTGAGGCTTAAGGCCTGCGATTTCCTCAAGCTGCGCGATTCTTTTGTCAATGAATGCTGCTTTGGCAAGATTCACATCAATTCCGCTGGCGGCATTCGCTGTTCCGACAAGGCCACGGATGTTATACAATGCTAGCAGAAGTTTTTGTCTGCGAGCGTCTGCGGCAAACAGTTTATTGTTTGCATCAGTTAGGACCAAATTAGGGTCCTGGAATTCGTTGAGTTCGATTGTAGTTTCGAACTTGATATGTTTGATTGCATCATTGATGCTGTTTTGAACTGCGTTTGCCTTGCGAAGTGTGATGTTCATGTGTTTCTCTCTTTTAAATTTAAACGGTCTGGTAAAAGGTCAAGTAATAGACCGGACAATTGACAAGACCTATTGTGCGATGTCGTTGGTCTGGACAATGTGCAATAGACAGGCTACAGAGGCCTGAATATTTCCGATCAGCAATTGACAGGTATTTGGATATCGGGTCACTCAAGCACGAACAGTTTTCAAGACTGTTTGCCAGAATTAGTTCATTGCGGCATGGAGCCACAACGATGTCTATCCTCATCTACCTTCTACCTCGCCGGTTCAGTATTGCTACTGAACAAAACTTATTATACAACTTTTTTTCTATGCTGTCTACCTTTTCCTGTATTTTTGGCTTTATACGTTGGAGTTTGGCTATGACAGTTTGGACATAAACAACGAAGATTTTTTTCTTTGTTGTTTGTGTGATCTCCATCCTTATGATCTAACTCTAAAATTAAACTGAATCCGTTCCAGCTATCAATGTTACAAATAGCACATTTTCCAGATTGTTTTTCTAAAATATATCTATAAAGATGTTTACTGGTGCTGTAACGGTTTACACCGCTTTGATCACCTGCTTTCCACTCTGTGATATATTGTTTATATTCAAAATCTTTTTGACATTGATTATCACAATATTTGTTGGCAAAGTTTACACCTCGCCATTTGTGTTCTTTACCACAGTTTAAACATTTATAAGTTTTCATAGGTAGTGCCTCATACTATATTTATTTAGCTCTACCTACATTTATTTGGTGCCCCCACCTGGAATCGAACTAGGAATTGATGCTTACAAGGCAACTGTTATAACCATTTAACTATAGGGGCATTAAAGACTTAATCTTGTTAATGGATCTGTATTTACATTTCCTCTAACAAAACTGTTAAATGAAAGAGTTATTCTAGGTGTGTCTCCTAGATATTCTTGCACCATATGTTCCACATTACTAGGAAATAGAATCATTGTCCCTACTTCCGGATCTACAGTCCAACTTCTTGAATTGTAGATATTGGCATTTTGTATACCGTATTCTATGGTATCATATTGGCTAGTAATAAACTTAGTGCCTCCGGATGTTCCTTCTGATGCTAGATAAACAATTCCAGATATGATAGAATTTGGATGCCAATGCCTGTGATGCATTTGACCTTTTTCAGTTTTATTAAACCAACTTTCTGTGAAATAAATTTCTACAGTATCTTTGGCCTGCATTACACCGTAAAAATATTCACAAAGGCCATCATAGACAGCTTCTGCTAGATTTTTAAATTCTGGTTCAGCCAATACATTTTGTGTTTCGCTGATCCAGTTGTTGTAATTTCTAGCCCATTTAACTGAGCTAAGATCTAAACCAGAAATATCTACAGGGCGTTTAAATATTGGTTTGGCAAACAAAGGCCAAATTATTTTTTCCATTATTCTTTGTTTTCTTCTCTACGGCCTCTTTCACGTTTTGGTTGAATGAGGGCTGCTAGCTCTGCTTGGATCATAGATCGTTTCCAAGCATTTCTTTGGTCTTGACTATCAAATCTAGACAGTGCTAAAGTTCTTTTAGTCTGTTTAGTCATTCTATAGTTTGCTGTGGGTTTTAACATATGTTTATATATCCTTGTTTTAACACTTGGCGGAGAGTATTGGATTCGAACCAATGATCAGAGTTTTAGCCCCGATGCCTTCTTAGCAGGAAGGTGCCTTCGACCAACTCGGCCAACTCTCCATAAATGGTGGAAGATAAAAGGATCGAACTTTTGACCTTCGCCTTGTAAGGGCGTTGCTCTACCGCTGAGCTAATCTTCCATGATTGGTCCGGGAAGTGGGATTCGAACTCACGATCTCCTGCTCCCAAAGCAGGCGCTTTAAGCCAGACTAAGCTACACCCGGGTAAATCTATTCTGAAACACACTATATCCAGCTCAAGGACACTCTTGCGAATGCGACTCATACTTGCGAACCCGCTACAATGTGTTTTAGAATAGTGCTAACGCTGAGATTACACGTTAGCCAATAGTGCCTCTAGCATTATAGTCCGCCTTGCGAGCAAACCTTCTCTAGACATCCACGTAAACCCTTGCGGTATCTACGTCCACTATCAGCATCGCCGTTTATAGACAGGCAGTAGTCTTGACATCACGTGCTATTCTGCGACTTATTTTCCGTTGATCTTGCGAACCATTAAGCCTTGCGGGCTACGAAACTTCTATCACAAACAGATTTCACCTTGCGAGTTACGTCTGACTCGATTACCTTGCGGCTCGAGTATTAGATGCTTTTCACACATGACCGAGGCAGTCTTTGCATTTTTGTTTAGATAGTTGGAATCGAACCAACTGCCGTCTGTTTAACATACAGATGCTCTACCTGATGAGCTATATCAACCTACCGCGATGAGCTGCCTCTGTTGCTCAACAATCTTTTGGACTGCTGAATACAACTCACCACATACCTTTTGCCTCGCGAGCTACTCAGTGATGTTTCGCGATCAATGTAACAACGTTTCGCAACGTGTCCCACCAACCACTGACATTGCGCTCTAGCCCTTAGGTGCGACCCCTCGGACACGAACACTACCCTTTCTCATACCAGTTCGTTGATTGGTTTCGTATGGAAGTCAGCACCACCTGTTACTTTTCATTGCCCCGTGTTCCTTGCGGCACGTCGAACAATGTTCTTTCCCATACATCAACTTCGCTGTTATCTCCGGCAGTCTTATAACCGAAGACATCCTCACGGATGTGAGCAGGCTTGTTTACACGAACCATTGCTGGCGCAGGTATGTAGGCATTCCTGCTTTGGGCCGATCGCTCGGCTTATTCTTCGTAGACGGCAAGCCGCCTACAGGACAATAAACTGCCCTTGAATTCTTCACCATTAGTTAGTAGCATAGTTTACTATCTTCTTGCTACCTATTGTTGCCTACCTATAGTAGACAGTTACTAGTATCATAGGCTCTCCGCTTCGGACAAGGTTAGGCTTGATCTTAGCCCTACGAGCTATGCTACTAACTAATGGTGCCCCAGGAGAGACTCGAACTCTCACGCCTTGCGACATTGGCTTCTAAGACCAACGTGTCTACCATTCCACCACCGGGGCAAAATATGCTATCAGTTTTTAATGAACAGTGCTGTGTTTAACAGCGTATGTGTCTATTATATAGTCATTGTTGATTGTTGTCAACTATTTTTTAAATATTTTTTGGTGCGAGTAGCCAGATTCGAACTGGCACGCCCGAAGACGGGAGATTTTAAGTCTCCTGCGGCTACCTGTTACGCCATACTCGCATTAAAAATAGGCACTAGTAAAAAGAGTGAGTCGTTCCGATCTACCGACCAAGCAAACACGGCTACGCCTGTGCTTCCTTCTTATCGCCGCCCTTTCGGGTAGTGCTCTAACTTGGTGCTGGCTGTTGGAATCGAACCAACTTCAACGGCTCTTCAGACCGCCGCTATGACCACATCAGCTAAACCAGCATATGGGGTGTCTTGGGGAATCGAACCCTCGCCTGCTGATTCACAGTCAGCTTTGCTACCACTACACTAAAGACACCATTGTATGGTAGACCGTAGGGGATTCGAACCCCTCTTCCCGGATTGAAGGTCCAGTCGCCTGCGCCAGCTGCTCACGGTCCATAAAACTTTTTTGGCACCGCGATCACGAGTTGAACGTGAAACTAGACCTTCGCAGGGTCTTGTGATCTCCCTTTCACCATCGCGGTATCTTTTTCTAATACATCTCTACGCATCTTGAATAATCGATGCTCGTTGGGTCGATGAACAATAACATATTCGACTCCATCGATATTTTCAGTCACACGGACATCGTCACAAACAAATCGCTCGTTATTGAGTTTATTTTTAAACAAGGTTGGTTTCATAACAATCTCCTATATAGTGGCCGGCCCGGAGAGATTCGAACTCCCGACTGCCGGTTTCGAAGACCGGAACTCTTCCACTGAGTTACGGGCCGCTAATTGGTGCCTCTGGCAGGACTCGAACCTGCACACTCAGGCTTATCTGGCCTGTGCTTTGGCGAGGTATAAGCTCGCTTCTTTACCATTAAGCTACAGAGGCAAAACTTGGCAGGCGTGCTAGGGCTCGAACCTAGAACGACAGAGTCAAAGTCTGTTGTGTTACCATTACACCACACGCCAACAGTAATGAATTTGTAAGCCTACGTCACTTTTATCGTAGATTTATTCAGGACCTACCGGCCGCCTAGCCTGACCTCGACACGCGATGGATATCACTTGGGCACCTGTCCAGTTAGCAACCAATCTGCACCGATCTTCCGATCAGCCGGGAGTTGAACCCGTCCCCTTTTACTAGTAAGATAGTTCGAACATATCTACACTAGCGTGACTGCACTTGCTGACACTTACAAAACTTGGTGCCCCGTGACAGAATCGAACTGCCATTCCCGGATTACAAAACCGGTGCTCTACCATTAAACTAACAGGGCTAATTTGGTGGTAATGGAAAGAGTCGAACTTTCACTGGGCACCGTATGAAGGTGTTGCACTACCGTTATGCTACATTACCATATAGAAGCACACTAGAATTCATTCACCTGAGGGCGAATATTTAACGGGTAGCCCTCAGCCTATGCCCGAACTAGTATGCTTTTATATGGTAGGGGCACAGAGAATCGAACTCTGATTAGCGGGTTAAAAGCCCGTTACTTTGCCATTAAGTTATACCCCCGTTGGTCCTTGCTCAGAGAATCGAACTCTGTTCTTCCGGGTAAGAGCCGGATACTTCGCCATCAAAGTTTAGCAAGGTTGGTCGTATGTAAATTGTTTTACGTGCCAACCAGGACCATACGGGGTCAAGGTTGACACTAACGTTTAGCACGTTTCATGTCATTCTCCTATTTTAAATTTTTGTCAATAAAGTAAATCAATACTACAAGCATGAGTAAAACTGCGATCGCCCCATTTGGTTTTCTCCTTATAGTTGGTGCCGCCGGCAAGGATCGAACTTGCGGCCAACGCCTTATCAAGACGCTGCTCTACCACTGAGCTACGGAGGCAAAAGGTCGGGCGCCTAACTATCCTCCTGGGAGGACTCGCTAGATTGTCTCGAATAGTCAAGTTTAACATACCGGCTTCAGTCATACTATAGTGTCAACACAG